TTCGTCGATTAGGTATTCGGCTCTGCTCCATTGGTTGTCACTTAAAAACTGATGAAACGAAATAATAGGAATGCCCTAGAAACCTCTGGCTTCAGCTATTTTTCTTATGCAATCTGCATGTTTCTGTGTTGGTTCAACAAGAATATAACCATGTTCTTCTGCCAATTTCAGGAGGGAAGTTGTTTTCCCACCACCACGAGGTCTGATTATTCTAATCATATTTTTATCAATTACTCCTTTATAATTATTATAGAATCATCTTTTATTTATTAATTAAATACCTCATGAACACTAACATAATACATACCGGGGATATAATCTGCATATGTTACTGTATGCTTTTGATAATAAATTTTTATATTACTTGAATCTGAAATTGTAAGCCAAATATACTTACAATTTTTATATCGTTCTTCCAACCGATACTCTTGTCCTGGAGCAATACAATATGCGTCTTTATTCGCTTGTTCTGATGAAAATTCAACAAATGCTCCATAATCTCCAACAACAATACGGTTGAAGGACGAACAGATAAGAGTGCCCGCAGAAGTATAGAGCGGCTGGACTATATTTAAAAATTCTGGAATATTTTTAATATAGTTTTCGCGCACTTCATTTGATTTTGCTTCTGGTAATTTTTTATATTTATATTTATTTGCTAAATCAACTTCGCAAAATGTTCCCATCCAATAAGGACAGTTAGTATCTGGTGCGGTACAAAATTTACAATTCATTATTTATCTTACTCCATTATTTTTGGTACGAATGGGCGATAAAAATCATAGTACCTTTGATAACATTGCGGACAATAATGATGCGTTATAGCAATAGTATCATAAGTAATAAATGTATTAGTTTCTTTATCATACTCCCATTCAATTTCTTTTCCATCAAGATTAAATTATACGCAAGCCCATTCTCCCTCTCTTAAAGGGTCAAAAGTTGTAGTGGCTCTACGAATTTCGCCGCACATATCACATTCGTAATATTTCATATATTTTCCTCAAAACATAATATATGCTGTATCGCCATAATTTAAAGTAGAATTAGCAACAATTATATTTGAAAGTTCATCATTACATTCAGGCTGATATTTTTGTTCTTCTTTAGGAACCAAATAAATAGAAGCAATTCCTTCTCCATCATAAAGACTTTCAGCAATTTCACCTAAAACTGCATCCGCATGATGTGCATTAGATTGCGCAGCAAGTAATTCAAAAATATCTCCACTATCAAATACGATTATATCAAGTGGTTTTAACATTTTAGTCCTCCTTTAAATATTCCTTCCAAGTCATACACTTAATCTGGCAACTTTTCATAACTTCAATTGTTGCCGCATGATTTTCTTCATTTAATCCTGCGGAGGCATCTGTAATAAATACTAGGGGTACTTCCGGGAAAAGTGCCTTTAAAATAAGTGCGTTAGAAATAACACAGATTGAAGAAACAAATCCAATGATTACAATTTCCTCATACTGATTCATATTAATAGTCTGCCAATTATTATAACCAAATTGGTTTTTAAGTAGTTTGCGAATATAGGGATAATTTTCTCTTACTCGCGCGCGAGAATCAATTTCCCAATCCTCTGTACCATATTGAGTATGAACAATAGGAAGATTTTTACCTTCCTGTGTTTCTAAATAATTCCTATAATGCGTGTCTTGTGTTTGATAAATAAACCATGCATTATCTACTGCATATTTAACTACTTTTTCAACTATTGGCATTGCTTCTTGCGCGAATGGATTCGCGAGAGAACCATCAATAAATCCTTTTTGAGTATCAACTTGTACAAGAGCTTTCATATTTAAATTCTCCTTCTTCTTTTTCTATATATATTATAACAAAAATTTTAAAAAATATCAAGTATATGAAATCACTATTAAATGTGTTATTTACTATCCCTACTGCTAAACATTTGACACAAATGCACTTTTATGATATAATTATAAAGGGTGATGAAGATGGAAACAAAATTATCTACCACGACAGTATCAGATTTACATACATCGGGGGATTTAAATTTTTCACGCGGAAAATATAATATTCTAGATTGCGGGGTTCGTACCGGGAAAACATATTGGGCAGTTCATAATTTAATATAGTATACGCGCGATAATCAAAATCGTCGTATTTTATTCCTAACTGATACTACTTTCTTAAAAAATGATATAATAAATGCATACCCAGAAATATGTTGCGACGCAGATGAGATGTGGGTGCGCGAACCAGGAACTTGGACGGCAGAAGAATGTAATAAAATTGGTATCATGTGCTATCAAGGACTAGGAATGAAAGTCTTAAAAGAAGAAACATCTTTTCTTGAAAATATTGACGTAATATGTTGGGACGAATGTGATAGTATATTTGATTTTGCCGCAACAGCATTTCAAAAAGCACGTCATAGTGATTTCGCGCGCAAATCTAGTACGAACAATGAAATCCTATCTCTAATTCAACAACATTCTTCGCGCAAAGAATATATGCCATTAATTTTACTTGGCTATTGGGAACGTATTATATACGAAGGACGTATATTATGTATAGGTTTATCTGCAAGTCCAGAACGAGCGCGACAATATTACGCTAGCTTAACAAACGCAAGTAATAAAGGTAAAATTGAAACAAGTTTTCGTGCGGCATCAGATATATATTTTAAAAATGTAATCGACCATATACATGAATTAGAACCTTTACCTGGTGTAGCTTATTGGTGTTATTCTCCATCAATAACTCATAATCAAAGTATTGTTCGCGCAGGAATTGAACAAGGTTTTAATGCAATTGAAATACATTCAGAACAAAATACAGATTGGCCGCTAGATGATGAACAAAAGCGCGTAATTAATTGGATACGTACCTTTCACCTAGTACCACCTGAATACGATTTTGTCGTAATTACAAAAGCATTTGAGCGTGGATTTAGCATAGAAGATGAACGCTTTAAACATTTAATAGTTGATTCTTTCTATTAGTCAGATAGAATACAAGCTGCACGCCAAACATTCCCATATCAGCGTCACGTTAAAACTCTAATATCTGAAGTTCCAGCTGAATTTAAAGATAAATGGCTAACAGTACAACAATGCCGCGAACTTGCAGAATATATGGAAGTACCAGAAATAAACTTATCCAACAATCGTAATCAATCACGCATAATGACATGGAATAAATTACAAGAAGTATTACCATCTGTAGGTTATACAGTAGAAAAAGCGCGAAAACGCATAAATGGTAGTACAAACGCATTAAATTGTTATAAAATAAGTGGAGAATGGCGCGAAGCAGAAGTTGTTGGAGATAATAATTTCTTTACATTAGTTGCAGCTAAATCTTTGGAAGATGAATAATCTTCCTCTTTTTTTATTGGGGAAAATAAAAAACAATAGAAGTGAGATAAAATAGATACCTCTAAAACTGAATAAAAAAGAAAAGGAAGTAGGAGAGATAAGAACGGGCAAATTTTTACTATATAGTAAATTTTTCCGGTAGGAAATTTTTTGTGGAAAAAATTTGGTAGTATATAATAGAGGGGAGTGCAAAATTTCAAGTGAAAGTCAATTGTTGAAAGGCGTCAAATACAATTTTTTTCTTAATATTTGACTATTTTTTAGACCTTGCACTACCATTTTTTGTATGTTTTATGCATAATTTTGTATATTTTTCCAGCTTATAAGTTCAACTTTTCTCCAGATGCAGCCGCTTCGCGGCAGCACGGAAATATAATTACTCGTAATGCGCTTCGCGCATTACTCGTAATTATATTTATATTATATATATATTATCTTTTTTTAATAAAAAAAGTGTGTTTTTTTTTGAGTACTCTATATGTACCCTAGGGGGTACTCAAAAATGCACACAAAATTTTTACTACAAATTTTTTGTAATTTTTTCGCGGCGGAATATCAAGTTGCAGCTTTTTAAATACTTGACATTAATTAAATTTATGATAAATATATTTATATTTATATTTCCCCTTTTATTATAAAATAATTTTTATTTTTTGTCAATAAAAAATTTTTTTTTAAAATTTTTCCAGCTTTTTTGCGCGTCAAATATTTGACAGCAAACCCAGCTTATGGTAATATTTATATTTATATTTCCCTTTCTATTATATTCCAGCTTTTCCAGCTTGTCAAGATGCAGCTTATTTGTCAAATTCTGGAAGCCACGTACCGCACTGCATGTCAAGTGTTAGATAAAAATAAGTAGTTAGCTACGACTAACTACTTGACAAAAATTAGAATTTAGATGTTGAACATCTAAAAATTCTTATTGACTTTTTTAATAAATATGGTATAATGCTATTGAAAGGAAGGGATTAAGAAATGTTGTGGAAGGAAGAAAAAAATTGGTATATATCTTGGAGTGGTACTACCATTTGGGGAGAAGATTATTCTGATTCTGCTTACTTTAATAATGAAGAAGAAGCGCTCGCGTTTTCTCATGAACTTCTGGAAAAGGAAACCGTAGATTATGTAAATCTAAATGAATCAATTGCTTGGAGAAAAAAATAAGCGGCCACAAGCCGCATTGAAGATTAGATGTTTAACATCTAAATTATTTTATTGACTTTTATTTCTTTGTATGATATACTCTTACTGTAAAAGCAAGGGAGGGATTTAGAAATGATGAATTATTATAGCGTAAAAGAAGAGCTGTATTTTAATAATGAAAAGATTGGTGGACAGTATGGGCATACCATGAGGGATGAAGAACCTGAATTTGATACTGAATTGTATAGCGGCACTGATTTATTACAAAGTATTAAAGATACTGGGCATCTTCCGGAAAAATTCCGTGGACTTGCAACTTGGGAAGCGCGTCTTTTTCATCGCAATCAATATGTATTGCGCGCTTGGGGTATTGGTTTCAATGGAATAAGTCGCAACTTAAATAAAAATGATGTCATTGTTTATACAATTAAATATACAAAAGAAAATCCTTCTATAAAAGAAATCTTACAATATCCAGATGGTATAAAAGCCATCCAATGGCTAAAAGATAGAGGAATGACGACTTGCCCGATGAATCCGCAATAATGCGGATTTTAATGTTTAGATGTTTAACATCTAAAATAAAAGGCGCTTATTCCGCGCCTTTGGGCATACCCATGATGATATATTTCTTGCCACAGTAGGGACAAAAGACAATATGCCCTTTTTCTTTTTTCTTATTAAGAGCCGGCAAGGTTTGGTCATAATGAAGCTTGAAAACTTTTTCACAAAAGATACATTTCAAAGTCACCATTATTCTTCCACTTCCTTTCCCTTATGCTTAGGTGGTTTGCGGCGCTTATCTTCCTCTATCCGAGTATAAGGCTTAATATCGCCCCAATCCTTGCGAATACTGCGATAAACTTCATAATTAGTGCGGGGTTTTGTTTTACTCTTTTTGCTCATCTTTTATCCCTCACTTTCAATTGTATTATAACATGACTTGGGTAAGAAGTCAATAAGAAATTTTAGATGTTTAACATCTAATACAGTAAGGGCGCGAAGCCCTTACCCGGCAAAGTAATTATACTTATTCAGAACTTCACACAAGGCCATAACGAGGGGATTTTTTTCGTCCTCTTCCTCATCTTCGTCCTCATCTTCATCTTCGTCCTCATCTTCCCAGTCATTCTCGTCTTCGTCCTCGTCTTCATCGAGATCGACTGGCGAACCAATTCCCGTATAATCGGGTTCAATCCCTTCCTCATGGCAATACAGGGCAGTAATTGCGCAGGACAGCTCATCAACTTCCGCATCGGTAGGCTTTTCAGAAGCGCACATGATGGTGATGGCATAGGCGATAGCGTCCATGATGCGGTAAGTAGTTTCAGCAGTAATCTTCTTCATCCTAATTCTCCTTCTGGTGTTAAAGTGTTTTCCTTCACTTGATGGGTATAGTATAGCATAGGTGAGAGAGAAAGTCAAGAATGTTATTTAGATGTTTAACATCTAATAAAAAAAAAGGGGATTATTCCCCTTCCTCCTCTTTCTTTTTCTTTTCTTCCCGCGCTTCTTTATCGCGGGCAATCTTTTCTTCCTTGGCCTTCGCCTTTTCGGCTTTGGCGGCCTGCTTTTCAGTGTAGGCATCAATTTCGGTCTGCATCAGTTCGCGGGCAGTCATATCTTCGCGCTCTTCCGCGACAATTACGCCCACGCGGCAGTAGCGCTCTACGCCGTTTTTGTCGTTCAGGATAACACCATATTGGCGGTCATTGATTTTCTGGTAAGCCAGGTTAGCTTCTCCATTAATCAGGTCGCCAAAGATAGTCCCACGCAGGTCGGCATCCACAATGGTTTTAGAAATCTTAGGCATAATCTCATTTCCTTTCTGGTTTGGTAGGTGTCCTTCCTATTTACAGATAGAGTATATCATAAAATAGGAAGGAAGTCAATAATTGTTTTTAGATGTTAAACATCTAATTTATATGAGCGTTATTCTTTTCTTTTTTCTATATATATTATATCATACTATTTGAAAATTGTCAAATTATAATTTCAGATGTTAAACATCTAAATTAAAAAAGGGGAGAATTATTCTCCCATAATTTCTTCTGAAATATTCATCCAGTCAGAATATATTCTGTAAGAAAGGACATCTTCTGCTTCGATGAATCCGCCACAACAACCGCAAATTACGCCGAGAAATTCAGAGTCGTCAAAGATACCAATTCCTCCGATTTCTCCGATTTCAGGGTCATCGACAAAAGCAATCTGCTTATAAATCATCTTATTCCTCCTCAAACTGAATCGGAGAAATACCGGCGCGGTCGAGAGTATAGACACGATACATGTTGAACTTATGCCCATGTTCGCACTTACAGTCCCACCATTGCTCTACATCTTCATCGGTGAAATTTTCACCAAAGTCCTCTACTTCAAATTCTTCGCTACCACAGATAGGGCACTTTTCTTCCATTTCTTTTCAACTTCCTTTCCTTAATTTCATATGTATTATATCATGTATCTTAAAGAATGTCAAATATAATTTTTAGATGTTTAACATCTAAAATATAAATGCCTCTTACACCATAAGAGGCATTTCTTTTACTGAAATTTTAGCATAAGTTTCTTCTTTGAAAGTAGTTTGAGAAACGCTATCAATCCAAATATATAATTCGTGATGGCCGATTTGTTCTTCACGGTGGAAAACTAACTTACTATTATATGGCGGGTCAAATGTTCTTACTAAATCATGCGCGGCGGCGAAAGCTGTTTCAAAAGAAGCACAGGCCCAGTCAATAGTGGGCTTACATCCTTTGAGTTCACAAATTACAAGATAGATTTTTTCAGGCATTTTCTTTCTCTCCTTTTTCTTATCGGTTAAGCAGGTATTCATCTTTTGTCCCTGCTATATAACCATGACAATATCCATATTTGAAGGCGGCATATAAATTTTTAATTACTTTCTTTTTTGGCTTCTTGGATTTATTGCTATATAAAAATTGAACCAGTTTGCAAAAATCATCCATAGTTTTTTCATCTATAATCCTGATGTTTTCCATTTCAATCTCTCCTTTCGGATATTATAATACTACAACATAAGGGAAAAGTCAATAGTAAAATATAGATGTTTAACATCTAATATTTTCCCTTGACTTTTTCTTATTTTAGAGTATAATTATATTTGTAAAGAGCAGAAGGAAACTGCAAAAAACCAGAAAGGGCTTTGAAATGAAGGGCTATGTATTTACTTACGGTGTAGATGGTTTTGGTGCTGATGTTGCTCCCGCCTATGAAGAAGGATGCTATCTTGACTATGACAAAGCGTTTGCGCATTTGTGCGAATTGAATGAACGTGCATTGCAAGATTGTGACCATACTTTCTATGAAAAAGGATATGGTGAAGATTACTATCCAGAAAGTGATATTGCTTTACGGCAGGCCGAACTGAAAAGGGACTGGAAGCGATATGACTCGGAAATGGATAAACATATTCTTACAGATATTGCGGCAATTTGTAAGCGTATTCTTGAATATGATGAGCCTCCTTTCCATATGTATAAGATGGAAGAAATTGAAGTTAATGAATAAGGCGTCGTAAGACGCCTCTTTTTATTTAGATGTTTAACATCTAAAATCTAATCAAAAAGAAAACCGCCTTTCGGCGGTTCCTGATTATTTCAGACGGTAGGTGTTGGGCTTACCCTCGATCCTAACAACCTTTCCCGCCCAGGTATGGGTCATGCCATACTGAACCTTACCCTTACCGAAACCTTCGGGAAGATTTTCTTCAACCTTGGCGTAGATGTCCGCAACAGTCATGGGCGCGGTAGTGCCGGAAAGCACTTCCTTCACGGCGTCCCAGGCGGTGGCGTATTCATCTTCCTTCGTGGCCTTCGCGGTGGCGTTCTTGGTGAGTTCGTCCTCGAATACCTGAATGACTTCCAGGCGTTCTTCTTCGGTATGGGTGGCGGTTCCAGTCAGGAGGTCGTAGGCAGTACGGATAGTAGACAGTTTCATATTTTTTCTTCCTTTCTGGTTTGAAGGGTTTTCCTTCCCTTGATTACGGATTTATTATATCATAGTTTCGGGAAGTTGTCAAGAGTTTTTTTTGAAAAAGTTAATGGAAAATTTTGGCTGTCCTTTCCGGGTGCTTCGTATCATTTTCCATTGTTCCATAGTGGGACTTGCAAGTGAGGTTTGCTACGGTCAGCGGCTCTTTCATTTACCACGTTGCGGGTCGCGGTCTGGTAAATCGGGCTGTGTTCTTTTCCTCTCCCTTGGAACAATTATATATTACCACAACTCTAAGAAAATGTCAATTATATATTTTAGATGTTTAACATCTAAATAAAGGGATAAGGAATAAGCCCGGAGGGCTTATTCCTTTGAAATGTTACGGAGAATATAATCTTGATACATTTCATGGAATTGTAACAAATCAGGTTCTGTTACTCTATAATTAGAGCGCTTCAAATACTGCTGAATAGAACCATTCAAGTCAACTTCGCAAGTAATCAAAGACTTTTCCGGGGAGTTAATACGGCGAATCACGGTAATATAGGTTTCGCCCCTGGAAACTTTTTCCATATAAAGGCGCTCAACACAGTTATTATTTTCTGTTCCTTCTTTATGGAATTGCTCACGGGTAAGCAAAGGAAATGCTTCATAATCACCAAAAGTAAACTTCAAGAAAGATTTATCATTATGGTTTTTTAAGGTTTCATCATAATGCGCATTTATATATTCTTTATATAAAGCATTGATATGCGCGAAGCTGGTTAAAATATTATGATTTACTTTTACTTCACCATACATAGCCTTACACCTTGTATAATAATCATGCATAAGGGTCGTAATTTTATTAGAAATCCAACGGCCTTCGTCCGTCCAAAAACAATTTACCTTTTCAAGTAAGCATCTGTCAAGAAAAATCCGTCTAAAATCATAGGGAATTTCAGGATAGCTTGCTGATAAGAAAGCGGTAACATACCATTCTGGTTTATTTTGAAGAATGGATTTATATTGTCTTTCTGTATTATAGCGAACAATAAAATCATGGTCATATATGCCAGCATTACATTCTTTTACCTGTTTAACAAGTTCTTTTGTTAAACGGGTGGTATCTTTTAAGTCTGCTACCGTGCGGGGTAACAATCCAACGGAAATTAACTGTTCAAAGCGTTCTCCATCTGTTTTAACATAACGGCTATGATAAGAAAGCACATGCTCACGATAAAAGCGAATAGCCGCGCCAAAAACATTATCTCCCCAAGCATACGGCAGATTATCATATTTGAAGCAAGAAGGGAGATTTACTACGGGCCGCCCAGATTTACCAATAAATTGCCCGGTAATAATATCCCATTTGCCCATAACATTTTCTTCTTCACAGGCGATGATGAAATTACGTTCTTTCTTAAAATCCATCGTTTTGCCCTTTCTGGTTTGCGGTGTTTTCCTTCACCTTTCATTAGTATTATATCATAAATAACAGAAAAGTCAAGAAGGGGATTTAGATGTTAAACATCTAAATAAAAAAGGGCGATTACTCGCCCTTGCTCATATCAACCTTAACTTTTTTAAGTTCCGCAAGCGCCGCTTTGGCTTCGCGCACTTTCTGTTTTTCTTCGCGCTTCTTTTCCTTTTCCTTTTCGGCGGCTTCTTTCTTCGCGGCAGATTTGGCTTTCTTCGCGGCGGCTTCCGCAAGGTCGGCGGCGTAGTCATCTGCGGCGGCGTTGCCATCAAAAGGAATATAACCGCCGTTACCGTCACGGGTTCCGCGAGGGGTTGCGACCTTAACGGTCGGCCACTTCTCATTCCCTTCTTTATCGACAAGCGGCAAAGTGATTTCACCAGAAGCAATGAAGCGGATTTGGGTTTCAGGGTCAAGGTCAAAGTGTTCGGACAGCGCATTGATTACGACTTCAAGAATCTCATTCCGCAGGGCGGTTTCAAGACTGGCTTTACTCATTTTTAGCACTTCCTTTCTTCAAGTTCATATAGAGTATATCATAAATTTGAAAAAATGTCAAGAGATATTTTTGGGATAATTCAAAAAAATTTTTATACAGAAATTTGTATGTTTATGTGAGAATGAAATTAGATGTTTAACATCTAATTTTTTCTAAGAGAAAAGAGGGCTTACGCCCTCTTATACTCATTGACCTTGCCTTCGATTTTCACCACATCGGCGGCCCACAGTTCGCGCAGAGCATACTGAACCTTGCTCTTAGTCAGACCTTCGGGCACGGCGTCCTTCACGGCTTCCCACAGTTCCGCAAGCGTTACGGGCTTGTCAGTCAGGGCACCGATAACCACTTCACGGGCGGCGGCATACAGTTCGCGGTTCGCCTGCGCCTTTTCGGCGTTCTTGTCGAGTTCGGCCTGGAGTTCGGCGTATTCGGCGGCGAGTTCGGGCACGTTCTTCAGGTAGTTAGCAATAGCGACCAGAGTGTTCTTCTTCATAGGTTTTTCCCTTTCTGGTTTTTAGGACTTTTCCTTGTCCTTTTCATGTATACATTATAGCACAGTTTGTGCTTAATGTCAAGAGGTTTTGAAAAATTTTTTTGAAAGATTCGGAAGGTCTAACAGTCCCAATTACACATCCTCGCCTAAGGGATGCCACCGAATTTTCTCTCTCTCCCTTGGAACAATTATAGTATATCACAAATCAGAAAAAAGTCAATAGTTTATTTTAGATGTTTAACATCTAATTCCCGAAAAGCGCTTTCGCGCTTTCATGTGGTGAAGGAGTAAAGGCCGTTGCGGATGTACTTTTTCTTATATGTACCTGTATAAATTTCTGTTCCATCAATCTTAACCGTTAAGGGATGGTCAATAATTCGCGGTAAGATTTTCTTTACTTTGTATTCTGTTCCATAGGTCGCGCCACGCTTTACACATTCGAGCAAAATCACGCTTTCAATTTGCGTATCATATAACCCCATGTGCTTTTCTTCAAAAGAAGTATCACCCATAATAAAGCGATATACAATTTCAGCGCTACCCTTATAATTTCCAGTATCTGTAAAATACTCGTTATCTTCACAAAATTTCTGGTAATCGGATTTATTGGTGATAAATTCCGAAGCATAACCCCAAATGTCATAAATACCAACATTTTCCAAGGGATTTATGCACTTGAACCAATCGCAATTAAAAGTAAATACTTTATCATCAAAATCACTATTGTAGGCATATGCTTCGGTAATGCCATACTTTTTAATATCCCGCATCATTTCCTGCATGACATAGCCCCATTTATCCATTTTTGCGCGGCGCTGGCGCATCAATTGAATATATAGAGGGCGCTTCTCTTTGTAGTATGCACTTTCAAACAATGGCAGATTATGCCAAATCTGCTCAATGACAAAATGCTTTTCAAGTTCTATCAATTCCGAATCTGTATTCAGAATGATATATCCAAGGTCATAGCAGAAGGGCTTATCCAAGCCGGAAGTTTCAGTATCGAATACCATGATATATCCCACAGTTTTTCCCTTTCTGGTTTTTTAGTGTTTTCCTTCACTTCTAATTGGATTATACCACAAGAAAAGCGAATTGTCAACATGAAATTTTATACATTTTGCGAATAATTATGCGGAGCGGGAAATTAGATGTTAAACATCTAAATAAAAAGGGAATTACGATTCCCTTTTCTTGATAAGAAAGATAATCGGCCCGTCATACCTATGCGCCCAAGTCCCAAACACATAATAATATTCATGCCGATAAATTCGGGAGCCAGAGCCACGTTTTTCATACCAGTTACCATTTTTTCCAATTTTCATATAATGAAAATCGCTGTCTTCCCCGTTCATTTCATAACGGAAAGCAACAATTTCATATTTTTTATAATCAATAGAATGATTAAAGACTTCATCATTTGAAACTACGGTATAGCCAAGGTCTTTGCGCATATAATTTACCGCAGTTTTTGTTGCGGCTTCATAACATTCATTGTCTAACAACAATCTAACATTTTTATAATCTTCCCAGCTCCTTGTTGGAACATACCACTTGAAAAGATTAAATGCATAGCCACCGCAATTATACACACCTTTCGGAGTATTGCGGATTGTAGGATTCTGAGCGTAGCGGTATCCAGTAGTTTCAAACATAATTCATACCTCCTTTTTTCATATGTATTATAACATAGGAGGTAAGAAAAGTCAACTAAGGTTTTTAGATGTTTAACATCTAAATAAAAAAGAAGGCGTTAATCGCCTTCATACTTCAATTCAACTTTAAGCGATGTCCAATCGTGTTTTTCAATGATACAAAAGGGCAGATTTCCATTATCGCGGAAAGAAATCGTATACCCGTCTTCAATAGCGGCTTTAAGCGCATCAGCAATTGCTTGCTCATGCTTTTCTTTTTCCGCGTCAAGTTTCTCTTGGTATTTTTCTACATCCTTAATTACCTGCGCGAGTTGTTCACGGTTAGCGCTTGCAAGCATCTGGCAAAGATAGCCATGATTAAAGGGAGTAACAGGAGCAGAGATGCTATACTTTTTCCACATTTCGTTCATTTCTTACACTTCCTTTCATTTGATGAATAAAGTATAACATAAGAACATTTAATTGTCAAGAGAATAATTTAGATGTTTAACATCTAAATAATTGGGGAGATCAATCTCCCCAAAATTCATCATCTTCCAACATATCCTTGGTAATCTGAGCAAAGATATTTTTAAGAGTGTCCCCGGATATGGCATCAACATCATTGATGTAGTCAGCCAGTTCATCGGTAAATGTCTCATAAATACCCTGCGCAATGCAGTCTTGGCTCTGTTCGTTAAGGGTGGTGGTTTTAGTATAGGTTACTTCAATCGGTTCTTTCATATTTATTTCCTTTCTGGTTTTAGGAAGTTTTCCTTCTTCTTTCTTACGGGATTATTATATCATAAAATAAAATGAAATGCAAGTTTTATTTTTAGATGTTTAACATCTAAATAATAAAGGGTGATTACTCACCCCTCAAAAGTTCTTTCAAGACTTCCAAAATCTGGTTTGGTTCATACGCTTCGCCTTTCCATTCTTCACGGTTCCGCGCTTCATCGTCAAACAGAATATCATTTTCATTCTCCATGAAAGACGATTTGGGCGTACCATAGGCTACGATGCGGATAGCATCCCAGCTCACCGACCGCAAGTGCTTTTTCAACCATACCAACTTCGCGGCGGTTACAGCTTCATCAAACTGCGGTGTCGGTTCTTTGGAAAGCCAACTGATAATTCCAATTTGATAGCCGACTTCCCGCAGGCGGTTCAGGTAACGGGCGAGCAGGCTCATATTCAGCATGGCCGCAGCTTCTGCATAGGGTGTAGGGTCATACGCCCGGAGCATAGGAAGCCAATTTTCCACCGCGTATAAATTCGCAAGAGTGCCGTCAAGATCAAACCAAATCGTTTTCATCTTCTTTCCATCCTTTCCTTTCTTACGGGTATAGTATATCACAGAATGATAAAGAAGTCAAGGGAAGGGTTTAGATGTTTAACATCTAAAATATAAAAGGGGATTCCTCCCCTTAATACCTCGAAGCAATCGCGCCGACAATAGCGATGATGAGAACAATCACACCCCACACAACGAAGAAAGCGGCGCACAGAGCCAGGGGAATCCAGAATGGGGCAGTCACCCATACCCATGACCAGTCGATAATGTTGCACAGCTTCAAAACCACAAAGGCAATACCGAGCAAAGTAGAAGTAGAAATACCGCTGCTAACTACGACTTTCTTTTCCATTTCTTTTCTCCTTTGGTTTTAGGAGTTTTCCTTCTCCTTTTTATTTACAAATAGATTATAGCATAAGAAAATGAAATTGTCAATTATAATTATTAGATGTTTAACATCTAAACAAATGAGCGGCGTTAAGGCCGCTCACTACAAAGAATAACATTGGAATAATGCGTCAAATAGGTAATGCCATTCATGGTAAACTGGACGCAATCGGAATCATCGAAATCACGCCAGCTGGTGACTTCACCTTCCAGCAACTCGCCGTTTCCCAGCTGCACCACCGCCCACTTAAATGACCAATTTGTATCAATAAGCTGGCGATTATAGCCGCATCCCGTCAAACAGAAACAACCCAGGATTACCAGAACGACCGCGAGAATAGCGACTTTCTTCTTCATCTTCATTACTCCCTTCTTTTTTACAAACATAGTATATCATATATAAATAAAAATGTCAACTTAAAGAATTAGATGTTTAACATCTAATAATAAAAGGCTTCTTACGAAGCCTGTTCAATGGACTTGCGCGTCCAGTCCAGCGGGAAGGTCTTGTCCTCGATATCGACTACCAGCAGTCCTACGCACTCCTGGTCTTGAATGTAAATCTGGGCGGCGGCGAGCGCCTGGGCGAAGGAATCGCAGGTTTCGCTCTTACTAAATCCATCATCATAGGTAGAGATCAAAGTATACATTCAATTCATCCCCTTTCTTTTTTACAATAAGAGTATAGCATATAGGAGAAGAAAAGTCAAGAATATGTTTTAGATGTTTAACATCTAAATGCCTGGTAATGCGGTTCCCCGCATTACTCTTCCGGCACGTGCTAATTTTGTCCGCTCTGATATGCGCTAATCATTGCGGCGAGTTCTTCTGCGTCATGCACAGAAACATCATCCTCGTCCCATGGAAAACCGATAGTTTCCCAACTGCCGCACTTTTTCCAGTCGTTATCATGCGCGGATTTATTAATGAGCGCGCCATAGCAGGGTGAGCCATAGCTCCCATCATGGCAGACCGCATCCGCATGCGGACAACCTACAAAAGTAATATGCCAGCCGTTCTGGTAAAACTTAACTTGTTCTAACTTCGTCCCATATAGTCGACAAGCATTGATGAAGTCCACAAGAGTATTGACATACGCCGCGTCAATATTTTGAGGAGTAAAAGAATAGTCAGACATTACATTCAACCCCTTTCTTTTTTACAAGTAAAGTATATCATAAGAGAGAGAATAAATCAATATATAATTTTAGATGTTTAACATCTAAACTATAAATTTGGGCATCACGCCCAAATCGTTTTTCCATGGTTTGTATATTTCGACTGATTATGATTTACTTTCTTTTTGAGATAGGTGGGGATTTTTTTCTCCCCTGCGAATACAGCTACCAGCTCGCTATATGTCGTGATATACATTGTTATGATTGTTTGCTTATCAGCGGATTTTACAATGGTTACGCCCGTATCTGTAATGCAGGTATAGCAGCCCCTGTAAAACTTCTCCCTTACAATCTGCCCGATACCAATTTTTGTCAAGATTTTTTCGACCCGTTCGGCCCTCTCTACTTCGCAATGGTAAGTCATGGTCATGGTGAACTACTTCCTTTCTTCTTTGATGGATACATTATAGCACAAAAGAAGAAAAAAAGCAAGTCAAAATTTTAGATGTTTAACATCTAACTAATAAGAGTAAGGGTCATGCCCTTACGTATCCGCTTTCTCCCTGATATTCCCAGGCAAGAATAACTTCATTTCCCTTGCAGTCATACGAGATAATGTGGCACATTTTTTCTCCTGGATGTGCCAGCTCCTCGAAAATTACAGCATTCTCCGTCCTACCTACCACTTTGATAGCGAAAGAAGAAGTATACAGCGCGGGCCAGATGTAAACTTTGCCAACTTCAAACTTTTTCATCTTGTTCTCTCTCCCTTTCTATTTCCTTGGAACAATTATATATTATCATATTAAGTAAAAAATGTCAAGTGGAATATTTAGATGTTTAACATCTAAATAAATAACCCCTTATTCAAGGGGTGTAATAGCAAGCAACTCGACATCTTTTGGAAGATCGCTGTCAATATATATTGCTTTTCGACTTTCTGGCTCAAATTGTACCATGACCGCCCCGGTGGTGGAATCTATTACATCAGTAGGAAGACCGTGACTTTCTGTAATAGCGCGGGCCTTGAATACCGCGGCCCAAAGAGATTGGAAAAAATAACCATAGGTGGTAGGCTTATTATTTTGCCAATAGATAACGTGATACATGATTCTTTCCTCCCTTCAATTTTCATATATATAATAACATAATAATAATAAAAAGTCAAGAGAGATTTTTAGATGTTTAACATCTAACTTACAAAAGAGCGCTTATTGCGCTCCCCATGTCTTACAGAAAAGAAGGGTTCTGTAAGTTATTTTATCAGAAACTTGGTCAACTTTAATTGAAACATCTTCTCTATGCCGGCGTAAGAATCTAACAGCTTTTGCCAGCGCCTTGTTGGCTTCTTTGATGTCGTCAATATTACGGTAGTAGCAATGTTCCAGCTGCGTGATATAGTAACGGCTTTCATGGGCGTAGAGGAACCGTCCTTCATAGTAGACGAATTCCACCTTATAGAGATATGTCGGATAATAGTTCTTCATGGTCTTACCTCCCTTTCTTTTATGGCCTTATTATATCACGGTTATAAAGAAATGTCAATCTATATTTTTAGATGTTTAACATCTAAATCATGGAAGGGCAGTTATTCGTCCGCCCTCTCTAATACTTGTTCCTCGGTAATATCCAAACCGCACATTTCAAATACTTCATCAGCATGAAACCAGAACAGGTCGTTCAAGTCATCTTCGGCTAAGCCATCAGGATACAGCTCTTCCAGCGCAGCTTCGATGATGTCCCATTCTTCATTAGTCAGCTTACGGGTGACATCTGCCGCGCCCATCCAGAACTCAAAGTCACGAATCTGAACTTCACTTTTAATAGTCATTGTTGCTCCCTCTTTTCATTTATTTCTTGTCCCTTCGGACAAGTATATATTACCACATAGTAAGGAAAATGTCAATAAATGATTTTAGATGTTTAACATCTAAAAAATAAAAATAAAAATAGGCGGTCACGTTCACCGCCTATCTTAGCTCAATCATCCCCAGCTTCGCCACGACTGAGAATGGGAGAATACCCTCCGTTAATTAGCCGCCGCACAAGATATTTTATGCGCTGGCTTACTCTAACCGGGTGGAGTTTTCATCTTCAACCCTCCCTCTTTCCTTTCGACGTGTATAGTATAACATAGAATGAAATTAAAGTCAATACAATATTTTAGATGTTTAACATCTAAATTAAAACGGGTCGAGTTATTTCAACTCAACCCATTCGGGATTTCTCCATCCATTTTTCAATTGCCATACAGTCCAATCTTTGGCTTTGACAACAAATGTTTCATTAGTTCTTTTAATTATAAAATCGCCGTAGATATTACAGGTGATGGAAGTAAATACCAGTTCGGGCATTTTTTGCTTGATTACTTGAAGCGCTTTCTCGAAGTCCTGAATTATTGCTATACTGTTCATGTTTATTCTCCCTTCTTGTATCGTTCCTTGGAACAATTATATTATATAAGAAAAAAGAGAAAAAGTCAAGAGTAATTTTTAGATGTTTAACATCTAAATTATAAAGGTGTATTGCTTAGCAATACACCAAGGACATATTAGACCATTTAAGGACTGAGATTTGATGACATTTTTTTCCAATCTCCAAGGCTTCGCGTTTGGTTTTTACGCGGAAACTGTGGTCAATATACCATACACCTTTTTCATACCAAACGCCGCAAGTCCCATTATACTTTTGCACAGCTTGCGCGACCTCTGCAGCTGTCCGACACTCGACGCCGCAATCAGCAACCTGCCAGCCCGTCTTGTAAGTGATAGAATTATACTTTTTGAGAGTGAGCCCGTCAGATTCGCGCAGGGACATGATTTGGTCTAACAACATTGTTTTTTCCTCCCTTCATTTTCTGATTGTATTATAGCATAGAAAATAAGGAAAGTCAATACTGATTTTTAGATGTTTAACATCTAAGTTTCTAAAATAAATTGTGGGTTAAGTGCCCACAAAGAAGAAAGTCTTTCGTTCTGGTTCGGCAAGAATAGCACGGGCTACTCGTCGAGCACTGCGCAGGGAACGCGTACCCAGTTGCCATCCTTCACCAGTTTCGACACACCAAACTTCGCGCCCAACCACAAGCGCACGGACAAGAGCGCGAGAACCGTAGAAATAAATACGCATGAAGCACCTCCATAACTTGGGGTTATTCTTCCCCTTTGATGGTATAAGTATATCATATTTGCGCTATAAAGTCAATATTACTTTTTAGATGTTTAACATCTAAATAAATTAGATGGGCCAAATGACCCATCCGGCATATTGAACCTTAATAATCATATCGTCATAAATGGAAGATGTTTCCATATCCTCCATGATTGCGGCCACAATGTCACCAATGGCCCAATCTTCTATGCCGTAGAAACTCCACACTTCGCCGCAGAAGTCCGTGAAGTAAACAATGTCATTTTCTTGGTCGATTTCAGTTACAATTCCACAAGCGGGATATTCTTCCGCCTGCGCGTTAGCTACGCCGACACAGGTGAAGATGACGAGCAGAATCACCGCGAAGAGCACCGCGAAGAAATTGTCGATAATCTTAATCTGTTTCATTGTTCTGTACCTCCCTTTCTTCTTTACGAGTATATTATAACATCAAGGTTTTTCTTTGTCAATATTTATTTTTAGATGTTTAACATCTAAAAAAAAAAAAATAAAGGCGCGAAAGCGCCTATCGCGGATAAATCCAACCAATCACCCATGCTACAAACAGAACAGTTACGATAATTTCCATGCGCTTAACTCCTTTCTTTATTGTGATTATATTGTAACACATTATTAAAGAAAAATCAATACTTATTTTTAGATGTTTAACATCTAAAAGTATGAAGATAAGGAAGAAGTTTTCTTCTTCCTTAAAACCTAAACCCACAACGTTCTAACTTGTGAAACGCTTTGCCTTCATCATTACAAGGGTGAAAAGCGTGCGGTTCTTCGCCCTCTGGAAAGATTTGCCAACCGATGCAAATGGTAAGGTCTTCGTCGGCATAGTAGATGCGAGCATTGTCACCCAAAATGTTTACCAGCTCTTCAAAGTAGCAGCTCGCAGCTTGCATGCAGCTTGCAGCTTGTGCGCAGCTCCCAGCTTCCAGCTCGCCTACGTGTGCGCGCGTGGTATCAGTGGTGATAGACTCCATGGCGTGATTCTCCTTCCAATTTTTGGCATGTACAATCTGGTGACCGGATTTGACAATGGCGAATCTGGAACCAGAATCGACATTTGTTACGGAATTGTTACGATTGTAACATTTTTGTAACACTCTTATCCCCTCCCTTTGCTTATATGGTAACATAAATCGCCCAGATTGTCAAGTTTCCGGTTTAGATGTTAAACATCTAAGAATATCTGGGCGTTTTTCTTACCAGCCGATACATGTAAATGTTACGAAAATATTAAAAATGTAATATTTTTGTAACATGTCAAAAATTGGAAAACTTTAATGCATTAAAGTGCTAACACTTTAACATGATAAAGTGGTAATGCTTTAATGTAGTAAAGCGATAATGCTTTAACGTGGTAAAGTGATCGCATAATAGAGTGACAATATGTTATCACTTTAACGCGATAAAGTAATAGCATGATAGCACTTTAACGCAGTAAAGTGCGGCGGAATTATATTTGATAAAATATATCTGGCACTCGCTCGCATCGAGTGCTAACAAGTTAGAAGTATCTAACATTTTAGCACTCTGACTGCACGAGTGCTAAAAATGAAAAGAGAATTTTTTTCAAAAAAAAGAAAAAAGCCCTTGCAATTTCTTTTCAGATGTGTTATTATACCATTGCAAGCGGAAAACGCTTGACAATACAGAAAAGAGGTTAAAACAATGAAAAAGGAACGGTTCAACGAATTGGTTGCGGAGTATGAAAAGGAATTGCTTCGGCAGGACTACAAAAACAGCACGGGAAGCACGGGCAAATTATTCGATGTTTTGGTCAGAAATGACCTTCTCGCATGGGGCATCACAAGGGAAAAAGAAGTGCGCTGTGCAAGAAATAACCGCGCGGATGTGAACAGCAAAAAGCATGGACGAATTGAAGTCAAGACCGGGTCGGGTGCGGTGGCGTATGGCATCGAAGGCCAATACACAAAAGACGACCTTCTCCCTGAAAACATCTTGCAAGGTGTATCCCTGATTGCATGGGCGCCGTTTTCCGCGTATCTCACAAAAAAGAATTACCGTGAACAGTTTTTCATTTTCACGCTTGACCAATTCATTTCTTGCCTTGAATACATCGGCAAGCATGGCTTGCAATCTTCATTAAAAATCAGCAAGCACGGTGCGCAAATAAACATTCAGACAATCAGCGCGAAAATGGAAAGCCGGCTCTGGGAAATACTGGAAGGACAAAAAACGCTTGCTGAATGGTTGGAAAGTGAAAAGTAAAAGGGAAAAGGGAAGGGGGAAAATCTTTCCCCCTTCCCGGAAAAAGAAAAAGAAGGGAATGAAAAAAATGTTTACTGTCTATAATCTGTTATCGGGTGAAACACTTACCTTTTCCCACTTCGGCGCGGCCGCGAAGCATGTTATAAAAGCGCTTGACAATATGGAAAAAAACTGTCCGATGGCCTTACTTGACGCAAGGGAAGAAAACGACGGCGCGGTTTTTGAAATATGGGAAGGGGCGCAAATTATCATGCGCAAGTAACCGAATGAAAAAAAACAGGGGCAAGCCCCTGTTTTTTTAATGGGATAGAATTTCCAATTTTTGCCAGAGGCCAGCAGCGCTTCCAATTTTTACCAGCACCTGGGGCGGGTATATTCCAGGAATTTCCTGTTAGTCTTGTCTAACCGGGGTGGGCCCTCCCAATTTCCCACCGACTTTTTTATTTTAAACCCTAACACTTGACAAAGAAAAACTCCATATGATATAATAAAATAAAGAAGGTCGGAGGTGACCATACATTGAAAAAAAAATATTCCCTTAATTACGAAATCGAAAGAGATATTGACCGCGTTCATGCGGTAGAAGATATATTAGATTAGTTGGAGACAGACCCCACTCCCCTTGAATTAGAACAAATGGGCTCATATATTTTATATGGAAAAGATGAAAACGGATTAAATTCAATACAAAGGGGAGAAACCACAGACGGAAATAAAAGATACGGCAGCTACAAAAAAACTGACGATAAATTACTTTCGCTTGATGAAATCCTAGACAATCCAATGGCGGACTAGCAATCTCTAAAACCAACCTCATAGCGCAGCGCCTATACCAAAAAGAAACCTGTTATTGCGCGGCCAAAATACGATAAGAAAACTGGCGAAATGATTGACCCCGGTGATAGCGATATTCCTGGTATGAAAGAACTATGGGAATGCATTGACCACTTAGAGCATGTTGTTGCTATTAATGAAGGAAAAATTCCACCAGATGATACAACAACCATTTTAGATGATAGCTACCGTCTATATTAGTTAAAGCATATGCTAATTGACGTGCGCCGACATCAATACTATCTAAAAGATGCTTACAAGCCTACTCTACATTTTTAGGCGATTGACCACCCTAGGGCCGCATTTTACGATTGGACATGCGACTCCTTCTACTGGATTTCGCGCGAGGAATGGCAGCGCCGAGTTGACAATACCTTATTATCCTCAGTATCAAAAAAAATTGAAGATTATGAAGTGCGCGAAGACGGGGCTATAAAATGGGTTATTAGACGCCATACCTTTAATTGGGAAGACCCGCTTCACGTAAGGGCACTTATTAATAATTATGATTTATTATATGATTAGTTTCATGAAAAATTAGATACCTACGGGCGTACTTTACTATTTGATTTTGAACGTTATCGCGCGATGGCCCAGTTTTCTGAATTGCGCGAATATATATTAGATTAGAAATTAGAACGTATTTAGTACACAGATATAATACAAAACCTTTAGGCTAAATATGGTATTAAATATAATGAAAATCATTTATGCACAATTCTTGCGCGCGAAATACCAGAGAAAATCGCACAAACCGCCTAGAAATACCACTTATTACTCGACACTCCCGAAGAAAATAAAAAAATATGTAAGAGTTGTGGCAGAAAACTCCCAATACATGGGCTATTTTTTGTACATAATAGAAGTCGTAAAGATGGATTTTCTGGTACATGTAAAGAGTGCGAAAAATAGAAGCGTATTGCGCGAGGAGGTTAGAGTATAAATGATAGACGAACAAAAGAAGCGCAAATGTATAAAATGTAAGTAGGAAAAAACAGAAATAGCATTTGCCTACACTCCATCAAATTTTTTCCCTGGCCATCGTAGTCTTATTTGTACGTAGTGCCTTGAGAAAATGATTCCTCAAGATAATCTTGGAGAAGTTGATCGACTTTGCCGTTATCTTGATGTGCCGTTTGATTTAAATAAATGGACATCACTTTATAAGGTGCATGGAGAGCATACATTAACTGCTTACTTCAATTTACTTCTGGACGACCATTATGAAGCATTAAATTGGAGCGATGAAAATGAAAGATGGCGCCTCGCGCGAAAAGAAGGCACCATTGATGAAGAGATTGAAGCCATTAATGAAGCAAAGCTTAAAAAATTAAAGAAAGAATGGTCACCAACATATAGTAAAGATGAGCTTTTATTTTTAGAAGATTTTTACAATAGCATTGTTTCTTCATAGAACGTTTCAACTCCAATCCTTCAACATTACGCGCGAGACCTATGCGAAATTGAACTGCGTATCAAAAAGGGACTCCGTAATGGAGCGGATATTAAAAAGGATATGGACGCCCGTGACAACATTATTAAAATTGCCAAATTTGAAGCCTCTAACGCAAAATCCGCGGCAGACTTTGAATCTGTTGGCGAGTTAATGGTTTATTATGGCAAAAAAGGATGGCATCCAAAATGGCATCAAGAACCACAAGACTCTATTGATTTTTTAATGCAAAATATTTAGAATTATTTAAAACGACTTGTCGTGAATGAAGGTAATTTCGCAGAACAAGTTGAAGACGCGCGCGAACGTTATAATATGACCGAACGCCTTGAAGAAATTGAAAACGAAGCCGTTGAGTTTGACGAAACTGCAGACATTGAATATGAGGGTGAAGATGAACTTGTTGGCGATTTGAGTAGGGAGGGGGGTTATGTTGAATGATAATGAATCCCTTGTCTACCGCGACGGTATACCAATTGAAAAAGGTGTTGTTCTTACAAAGGACTTTTTAGATAATAACCAAGAACTTTTTACTTCATATTTAAATCATTGGATATTATATCCAGACTTATTTTTAGATACAATCCAAGATTCAGAAGACGCGAAAAACTTTCATTTATTTCCTTTTTAGCGAATTGCATTGCGCGCATCAATGCGTTATCGTTAGCATTTTTGGACTGCAACGCGTGCTACATCTAAATCATTCACTGCTTATTTAAGCGCAGTTGTGCGCGCGACTTTACTTCCACGTTCTGTTATAATGATTGCGTCAGAAGTAAAAGGAACAGTTATCAAAATTGCAGAAGCTAAGTTTGAAGAAATATTTAGGCATTGGCCTCTTTTGCGCAATGAGCTAAAAACGCGCATTGATGATGGTAAAACAGGTATAAAATCAAGTAGTAATTATTATGAATTGAACTTTAAAAATGGTAGTCAAATTACAGTAGTATCAAAAGATACTTCTCGTGGACTTCGTTCTACATCTGCTATTCTTGAAGAAGCTGCTCTTATTGAAGAAGTACCATATAATGAAGTTCTACTTCCTCAAATGAATATTAAGAGACGTGAGGTAGATGGAACTATCAACCCTGACGAACCTTCAGCCGCGCAAAATTTTATTACAACCGCGGCGGAAAAAACAGTTTTCATGTATAGCAAGGTTATTGAAGTTGCTATTAATGCCGTATTGCGGCCAAATGAATATTTTTGTTGGGGTCTTTCATATGAAGTTCCTTTACATTATGGTTTACTTGATAAAGCAACAATGTTAGACTAGCGTTATTCCTCAACAATGAGCGAAGAAGCTTTCGCGCGTGAAAATTTATCAATTTGGACTGGAAATAATAAAGACGCATGGCTTAATAGTAAGAGATTAACAAAAAAACGAACTCTTTTAAAATGCGAGCGTAAAGCACAATAGAACCCCGTTAATCCTAAGACATTTTATTTGATAGGGGTCGATGTAGCAAGATACTCTGCTAATACTGCTGTTATGGTTATTAAGATTATTCCTACCATAAATGGCTTTAAGAAGAATGTCGTTTATACAGAAGTTATTCATGGCGAAAATTACATTTCTCAACAAGCACCACGGCTAAAAAAATTAATTTAGTTATATTAGCCAAGAGAAATAGTTATTGACGGTAACGGCCCAGGTATTGGTTTATTAGACGCAATGGTTTTACCTTCATATAATAACACAACTGGGGAGCAATTTCCTGCCTACTTTACTTTTAATAATGAATATCATTTACCTCCTGAAATGAAAGAAGAAAAGGAAGAGCCAAAGCCAGAATTTAATGCTATTATATATGATATAAAAGCTGGTTCTTCTAATGACGACGCAATTCATTCTAACTTATTCGCGCAAATAAATAATGGTTCTGTTTATTTTTTAGCAAATGAACGTATTGTAAAAGATAAGTTAATGAACACCGCGAGAGGTAAAAAGATGGACATATATAGTAGACGAGAATTTTTATTACCTTATGAAATGACTTCGAGACTAATGGATGAACTTAATAATTTACGATTAAAGCCAACTGGAATATAGAATCAATTTAAAGTAGAACGTATCTCAACTTCTATTCAGAAAGACCGTTTTTCTGCGCTAGAATATGCTCTTTATCGCGTAAAATATTACGAAGATAAAAATAATAAAAAATCTAAGAAACGAGATCTTAGTTCTAGTATTCATTTTACCCCAAGACAAAGAAGGAGGTGATATAATTGGAAACTGTAAAAAGAGATTTTACTGCTTTTAAAAAGCGTATGAAACCTATCGCTAGGGCTCCCATATCTATGCGAACATATAGTAGCCGTTATGACTGGCAAATTAATGAACCAGTTCGTGGAGATTTTAGCTTAGAAGAAATTCAAGAAATAATTCGCTCCGGCGATATAATTGCTTTACGAGAATTATCTAGATATTTTTATAGAACAAATAGTGAATATAGGGCTAATATAGATTATCTCGCGCATTTGCCACTTTATGATACTATGATTATTCCAAATTTTGAAGAGGGCAAAGGCTCAAAGGCATAGATTACAAAGGCATTTTATAATGCATGTAGTTTTATTGATAAATTAGACATTCCAAATACTTTTACTAATATTACTGCTCAATGGATAAAAAATGGTATTTATTATGGTATTTTAAGAATGGAAGGGGATAAACCTACAATTCAAGACTTACCATTAGAATATTGCCGTTCTCGTTTTAAAGATTTTAATAATTTAAATATTCTAGAATTTAATTTAGTTTATTTTGAGCATATTACAGATAAGAATTATAAGAATGAAATTATTACTTCTTTCCCAACTGTTGTTTAGAAAGCGTGGGCAGATTGGACACGAGCTTCTAAAAAAACAGACCCGTGGGTTATGATTCCCGCGTCTGAAGGCGGAGTTTGTTTCTTCTTTCAGCATGACTAGACTCCATTACTAATTGCTAGTATACCAAGTTTAAAGAAAAAAGATGACGCTATCAGCCGAGAAGAAAAGCGCGATGAAAATGAATTGTATAAATTATTAATTCAAAAAATGCCGATTGATAAAGACGGAGAACTTGTTTTTTAGTTAGAAGAAATCGCGGATATTCATGATTCTGTTTCAGATATGCTACGAGATATAGATACAGTTGATGTTCTTACTACTTTAGGAGATACTTCTCTTGAAAGTATCCAAGAATCTACTTCTGCTACATAGTCCGCGGACAGAATAGATAAATATAGAAAAAATGCTTGGGATGCGTTAGGCCGTGGCAATATTTTATTTAATCCTGATGGAAGTTCATCGCTTGCTTATATGATTAAAAAGGATGAAGCTTTAATGATTGCTTATTTGAATATATATGAAACATGGCTTAAATTTCATCTTAATCATAAATTCGCGCGAACCGGATTAACTTTCGATTTTGAAATAATTCCAACAACAGTTTTTAATCGAAAAGATTTATAGAGCATTTAGTTTAGTGGAGCTTAGTATGGTTATTCTAAAATGTTTGCTGGCGTCGTAATGGGTATTAAACAAATGAGTCAACTAAGTTTAATGAATTTTGAAAATGACTTCTTAAAGATGTCTGAAAAAATGATTCCATTACAGTCTTCTTATACTACTCCTGGGGGTGTAGTCGCGGGAGAAGGAAAAAATAATTCTTCCGCGCAAAAAAGTAGTAATAGTACGTCAGGTCGTAACATAAATAATACAGGAGGGCGTCCAGAACTTCCTGATGAACAAAAATCTGAAAAAACTTAGGCTAATATTAAAGCAGCTGAAGGTTAAGGAGAATAATTATGGATAAAAAAATACCAATTTATTTTGATACCATTGTTTTAGATTCTCCACTTCAAGATATTCCTTGTGAAGATTCCAACGCTTTCCGATTACATGTAGGAGTTTTTACTAAGTATAAAAATCGTAATGGCTCTTATATTACAGACGAATATGCAGATTTTTTAATTAAATCTGCTACTCGCGGTAATACTCCAGTAGTTGGATTTTTTGATCCAGAAGAAAATAACTGGGCTTCTCACACCGGGCCAAAACTTGCAAATGGTTACGGTTATATAGAGAGCTTTGATGGATGGACTCCAATGCAAGACACAGATGGAGTAACCAGAGATTATGCTGTTTTTTCCGTAGTATTATTTACAGATTATTATGAAGAAGCACGCAAAATAAAAGGCCAACATCAAAGTATGGAATTAAATCCAGAGACCATTGAAGGCGATTGGGCTGAATTTGATGGAGAATATTATTACGTTTACACAAAAGGAAATATGCTTGGATTATGCGTAATTGGCTCGCACGAACCTTGCTTTTCAGTATCATCTTTTTTCTCCAAGGAAGATGATACATATAAATCCCAATATGAAAAGTTCTCTTCACTTTTGTCTGGTCTAAGAGAAAAATTTGAAGAGGCTGAGAAAAAACAAGAGGGAGGAGGACAACCGATGGAAGAATTTGAGAAGAAACAAGAAGAAAAAGAAGTTGTAAATCCTGCCGAAGAACCTGAAAAAGAAGAAAAATCTTCTAATTTTGAGGCAGAAAAAGAAGAAGAAAAAGAAGAAGAAACTCCCGCTGGAGAAGAAAAGGAAGAAGAAGAAACTCCACCAGAACCTTCTGATTTTGAAAAACTTCAAGCAAGTCTTAATGAATTACAAACTTCTTATAACGAATTACAAACTAAATTTGAAGAAGCAACAAATAGTATTAACGAATTTAATAAAACCGTTGAAGAGCTTCGTGAAGAAAATGCTAAGCTTCAAGCCGCGGTTACTAATTATCAAGCGCTCGAAGCACAAGAAGAATTAAATAAGAAAAATAATTTAATTGAAAAGTATGAAAAAGTTTTATCTGATGAAGAAATTACCCCAATTAAAGAAGGGTTAAATGACTTCTCTTATGACGAACTAGAAGGTAAATTAGCGATTGTATTTGCTAATAAGCAAATGACTGGCAGTGAGGAACAAATTAAAAAAGTGCCACTACCAGAACCTGAAAAATCTTCTT